CAGGAGATAGTTGTGCGAACTTTAGTTGGCTAGTACAACATGGTATGGAGTTATGCTTTGAATATACCAGAAGGTATAACAAGATACATAAATGTCAACAAGTTATTATGGATATAAGAGAAACAGATTGGGGTACATTGCAATATAAACCTATGGAAATAACACCACACCCACAATGTATGCCAGATAAATACAAGTGTATCAGAGAAGGTGGGTATCTTACAGAACAAATGTCTAGTCAGTATGGTGGTAATGATGCTGTACTAGCATACAGAAGATACTATGTGAATGATAAGAAAGATATAGCCAAGTGGGAGAAGTCAAGACCTATGCCAGATTGGTATGATGTAGGGAATGATTATTATAAGGAGAGTATAAATGTCTAAGAGATATATGATATTAACTAAAGCTGAGATTAATTATGAGTATGAAGTAGATGCAGACTCAGAAGAAGAAGCAAGGGAGAAGTGGAATGTTTTTGGTTCTGATATAATTCATATAGAAACATGGTATCCTGAGCAAGACCAAGAAGTAATTATTGAATTAGAAGAACTAGATAAACCTTATCGTAAAGGTAAGTATAAATAATTGTTGACATATATTTTTAGATATGTTAACTTAACAATGTGATGTCGATTAGGTGGGACAGATACCTTGAGGTACTAACAAAAGAAATTGGTTAGTAAGTATAATGGGAATCCTATTAGCCGAAGCTCTTGCGGGTATATGAAACTTCGGAGGCATCACACAACCAGAGAGGAGAAGAACATGGCAACATGGAGTAAGAAGATTTCTTTTAACCCTGCCACAGACTTAGAGCCAGAGGTATGGGCAAAGATATTAGATAAGTTTATCTTTATGGCAAAAGAGAATGGAGATATAAGCACATGTCAGATGACTGAGTTTGAATGTCGTGCTACTCTATTGGACAAGGTAGATGAGATGGACAATCAAAGCTATAGTCAAGGAGAGTTATACGAATGATACAGAACTTCTTTCATTATGGTGGCATGGCATTAATGATGTACGGATTTATTAGTGGTATGTTTTTACCTTCAGAGTTTACCATTTTGGTAACAATAATAACAGTAACCATGGGATTAATAATGTTTTTAATTTCCATATTAATAGGAGATATGTTCGATGAGCACAGAGAATGGTGGTAAAGATCCTTTACGTACTGGAAACTTACTGGACTTAGTAAATAAAATAAAACATATAACAGACTCTTTAGGTGAGCCACATGGTATTGAGTGTCTTACGTTTTGGGAAATACAAGAACTAAGAGATCTTACTGAAAGAGTAAGAGAGAATTATCGTATAGTCTATAAAAAGAGAATAGATGATGAAGGTATAGCACGTCCTAGTTGGTGGAGTGATTATGTATATGAAGATCATCCAGAGGCATATCATGAAGAAGAAGGAGAATAACATGGTCAGTAGATATATAATTGATAATGAGTTTGAGAAAGAAGATAGTATTGATGAAGAGTTAATGGTACAAGTGAGAAGCATAGCTACATCTGTGGCAGGTCATCCAGTATCAGATGAAGATGCTATTGAGTTTTACAACAGTTATAACAAATATTATGGAGGTTAGTATGGATTATCTATTAAGAATCTTAGTTAACCCTATGAACTGGATGTATTTATGTATAATATTTTTATTGTTAGGAATATTTATTTAAAAAATAACTTGACAGGATTTTTAAAGTCTGTATAATGTCTTTAAAAGAAACTTAGAAAGATAATAATTATAATAATAATCTTATTAAGGAGCATTAATGAATACTAAAGAGTCTCATATAAGTTGTCCAGTTTGTCCATCTTCAGATGCATTTACCATCTATGAAGATGGGCATGGTCATTGCTTCTCATGTCTTACAACATTAACAAAGGGAGATGTAGATAGAATGTTTGATAATATAATACAAGAACCACAACCTACTGAGGATATATCTATGTCTCAGGTAGATGCAGTTGGTAAAGGTCGTGACGGACACCAACCTATTGATGATAGGAAATTGTCTTTTGCCACAGTCAAAAAGTTTAATGTAACAGTAGAGCAAGGAGTAGCTCAGTACTATCCTTACTATGATTCGGATAGGAATCATGTTGCCAACAAGGTACGTAGAGCAGGTAAACAATTTACATGGGAAGGTACACCAAAGGTAGCTACTCTATTTGGTCAGCATGTCTTTGGCAAAGAGTCAGCCAAAGGTATAACAATTACTGAAGGAGAACTAGATGCCATGGCTTGTTATCAGCTGCTTGGTTCAAGGTATCCTGCTGTCTCAGTACACAATGCACAATCAGCCAAGAAGAATTGTCAACAGAACTACAAGTATCTGGATTCATTCAAAGAGATTGTTATTTGTTTTGATAATGATGAGGCAGGTAAGAAAGCAAGTGAGGAAGTATCAAGACTCTTTCCTAACAAAGCTAAGGTCATGATACATAGCAATGGCATGAAGGATGCATGTGATTATCTCATGGCAGATAGAGATGAAGAGTTCAGGAATGCATGGTTTGGTGCTGAGAGATATACACCTTCAGGAATTGTATCTGGTAAATCTTTATATAGCAGATTAAAGAATAAGAAAAAACCTGATTGTCTTGCTCTACCTTGGACTGCATTACAAGATCTTACTTATGGACTTAGATTAGGTGAGATGTGGACTATCACAGCAGGATCAGGTATGGGTAAGACACAAGTATTACGTGAGTTAGCTTATCATATACAAAATAGTTGTAATGATAAAATAGGTATGATGTTCTTTGAAGAAACATTGGATGATTCAGGCAGAGGTATTATAAGTTTGGGTGCTAACAAACCTTTACATCTACCTACCACCGAAGTTACTGAGGAAGAATTTGATGAAGCTTTTAAGATTACATTGGGTTCAGATAAGTATCATTTCTTTGATGCAATGGGTATTAACGAGTTAGATAAAGTAGAAGAGGCTATCAGATATTTAGCTCAGGCAGAAGAGTGTAGATACATCTTCCTTGACCACATCTCTATCTTAGTGAGTGACCAATCACAAGGTGATGAACGTAAGGCATTAGATGCAATAGCTCATTCTTTAAGACATCTTTGTCAAGAGCTAAACATCTGGCTAGGTATGGTCAGTCATAGTAAAAGACCTACTGGTAAATCACATGAGGAAGGTGGACAAACTTCTTTATCTGAACTGAGAGGTACAGCAGGTATAGGTCAGCTCAGTAACATGGTACTAGGACTTGAAAGAGATGGACAGAATCCTGATCCTACTGTAAGGAATACTACCTTGATAAGAGTATTGAAGAATAGATTCTCTGGATTGACTGGACCAAGTACATCTCTATACTATGACAGAAATACTAGTAGGTTAACAGAAGTCTTTCCAGATGAGGTAGATGAAGACGTAGAAGATTTTGAGGAGCTGTAATGGATAGTGCACTTGTAATTGACATAGAAACTAATGGATTAAATCCTGATACCATCTGGTGTTTGGTGGCTCAAGATGTAGAGACTGGTGAGGTATTCGTCATGCGTACTGGACTCTATCTTGATGAACTGATTGGTAAGTATGACCGAATCATAGGACATAATATTATTTCTTTTGATGCACCACAGATTGAAAAGATTTGGGGAACTAAGATACCACATGAGAAACTAATGGACACTATGATACTCAGTCAGATAGCTAGACCAGACAGAGAGGGTGGACATTCATTAGGTTCATGGGGTGCACGATTATCTTTTCCCAAAGGAGATTACAATGACTGGTCACAGTACAGTCAAGAGATGTTGGACTATTGTAAACAAGATGTAGCTGTAACTGTTAAGTTATACAATCATCTTCGTAATGAACTTAAAGGTTTCTCTCTTGAGTGTATTAAGTTAGAGCATGATGTTAAAAGAATAACATGCAGACAAGAGAATGATGGATTCTATTTGGATGAACCATATGCAATGAGCTTAGTAAGTAAATTAGAAAAAAGAATTAACGAGATACGTGAACAACTGAGGGTAGTGTTCCCACCCAAACGCATTGAGACACAACTTAAAACAAAGTTAAAGGTTACAATGCAAGACTTCAATGTTGGTTCACGTAAGCAGATAGCAGAGAGATTAATGGAACGTGGGTGGGAACCTAAGAAGAAGACAGACAAGGGTAGTGTAATAGTTGATGAAGCTGTATTGAATACTATTAATATGCCAGAGGCAAAACTAATAGCTGAGTATCTTATGTTACAAAAAAGAATTGCTCAGGTAAACTCATGGCTTGAAGCTCTTGACTCTTCTCCTGATGACAGAGTACATGGGCAGGTACTTACCCTGAGAACTATCACAGGTCGTATGGCTCATGCCAAACCTAACATGGCTCAGATACCTGCAGGATACTCGCCATATGGTAAAGAGTGTAGAACATGTTGGACTGTACCCAAGGGTAGAGTATTGGTAGGTATAGATGCAAGTGGTATTGAATTAAGAATGCTTGCTCATTACATGAGAGATCCAGATTATACTCAAGAGATATTGAATGGTGATATACATTCATTGAATCAAAAGAATGCAGGACTCAAGACCAGAGACCAAGCAAAGACATTCATCTATGCATTCTTATATGGTGCAGGTTCCAAGAAGATTGGTTCTATTGTAGGTGGTAGTTCCAAGAAGGGAAAAGAATTAATAGATAACTTCCTTGACCAAACACCTTCTCTTGCTAAACTAAGAAACAGAATAACAAATGAAGCAGGTAGGGGATGGCTCAGAGGATTGGATAACAGAAAGATATGGGTACGTTCACCACATTCAGCATTGAATACCAAGCTTCAAGGTGCTGCTGCTGTGGTCATGAAGAAAGCATTAGTATTATTTGCCAATAGTTTAACAGATGATGTAAAGATTGTTGCCAATGTACATGATGAATGGCAAGTAGAATGTGCAGAGTCTGATGGAAATTTAGTTGGTAAGCTAGGAGTTAGTGCTATAATAAGAGCAGGACATGAATATAATTTAAACTGCCCACTTGACGGAGAGTATAAGGTAGGGCTCAACTGGTCGGAGACACACTAATGGAGTACGTATTACCAAGACACGTAGCAGAATTTATAAAAGAAAAGAATCAATTAGAACATAAGATTAAAGAGCTTACTGAGGAGAATAATATTCTTCGTAACAACGTAAGGGATTGCGAGATACAATTAAGAGATGCTCGCATCCGAATAAAAGACTTGACATCTTAAACTGAATATGGTATAAGATGTTATTAACTTTAACAATTAACCACCGAAAGGATTGGATATGCCAGTAGTAACAGGTAAAGCTTATTGGGCAAAGCTAGATAGACCAGCTCAAAAGTATAATACGACTGCTCAAGAAGACACAGAGTATACTATAGACTTAACTATTGATAAAGCTACACGTAAATTATTAGAAGGACTTAATCCTTCAGCTTCTATCAAGAACAAGAAAGATGATCGTGGAGATTTCTTCACGTTTAAAAAGAATGCATTCAACAGAAAAGGTGAAGCTCTCCCTAAGCCTAGAGTTGTTGATGCTAAGAAGAACGACATCTCAGGTACATTGATAGGTAATGGATCTGACGTTAGAGTTATGTTCCGATCTGTAGAGATTGAGAACGTACCATCTATGGAAGGTAAGAATAAGTTTTACCTTGATGCTGTTCAAGTTATTGACCTCGTACCATACGCAAAGTCAGAGGACTTTGATGAGGTTGATGGCTACGTTGCTGATGGTGCTGTAGCCAGTACCAACTCAGAAGAATCTGCTCCATTCTAATGAGTAAACGTGAGATTAGTTCTCTGTTAGAGGACATTGATGTATTATTTAATCAAGGTAGGACTCCTTCAGAAACTAATCTCACACTTTTAAAAGAGGGAATAGCTGAGTCAGTCATACAAGTTTTATCAGAGGTAAGAGATACTACTGGTAAGATGAGACTATCAAGTATAGGTAAAAAAGATAGGCAGTTATGGTATGATTACAACGGGCATGAGAAAGAACCTTTGCCCACAGCTACCAAGATTAAATTTTTATTAGGTCATATAATAGAAGAGCTTACCTTATTCCTAGTGAGAGAAGCAGGACATAAGGTAGATAAATGTCAAGAAGAAGTAACAGTTAGCGGAGTTAAAGGACACATAGATGCAGAGATAGATGGAGAATTAGTTGATGTTAAGTCAGCATCTCCCTATGGATTTAGAAAGTTCTTTAATGGTACACTAGTAGACGATGATCCGTTTGGATACATCTATCAAATCTCTAGCTATGCTAAAGCTATGGGAAAAGATAAAGGATATTTTTTAGCAGTAGATAAATCAAATGGTTTCATGACATTACTAAAGACTGATGTCTCCGATGTAAAACCAGAGAAAAGAATTAGCCAACTAAAAAAATTATTAGACAAGAAGACTCCACCTGAAAGATGTTATAAAGAAGTAGAAGAATCTAATGGTAATAAAAAATTACCTATTGGGTGTAAGTTCTGTGATTTTAAAACATTATGTTGGCAAGATTCTAATGATGGTTTTGGTTTACGTAACTTTAAATATGCTAGTGGTACTGAATACTATACTTATGTAAAGAAAGAGCCACGAGTAAGAGAGGACTTTTAATGCATTGGACTGACCTAAGAACTAACAAAGCTTTTAAACCTGACACATTAGATAGATTTGGATTTGTCTATGTTATAACTAATATTAAAACAAAGAAAAAATATATAGGATGTAAACAATATTATATAGGTAAAGACCAGACACCTTCTAAGTGGCAGTCTTATACTGGTTCTTCTAAACATCTTAATGAAGATATAAAAAAGTTAGGTAAGAAGAATTTTATATTTGAAGTAATAGATGAGTTTAAAAATAAAAGAAGTCTAGGTTACTATGAATTATTTTATCAAATGAAATACAATGTACTTGATAGTGTGATTGAAGGAACAGATGAACCTGCTTATTATAATAACTATGTAGGTGGTAAATATTATAGACCAGTACAAGGACGTAAACCTATAGCTCCAGAAGTATATGAAGTAACTTTTACAGATAAAAGAAAATTAGTTATACCTAATCTTAAAATGTTTGCAAGCTTAAATAATTATGACAAGAGTCATCTCTGTAAAGTACAACAAGGTAAAAGAAAAAGACATAAAGATGTAGTCAGAGTAGAGACTGTGAGTGATGTCTAACGAGGAGTCATTAGCTCAAGTACTTAATGAAGGAGTACATGATCATCATAGTCCTGAACGTGTACTCTGGTTGTGTGTTATACTACAACAATTATTAGATGCAACTAAACCAACTTATGAAGGAGAAAATGCTTACAATATTTTAATGAGAGACAGAGCAAGGTCATGGCTTACTTCTTCATATGGTGTAACAGCTACAGATAGAGATGATGTATGTGACATGGCAGGAATAAATCCTGAATCTCTTACTGCGTTTACTAAAAAATTATTTAATACAAACGAAATAGAATTTGTAAGGAAAAGAATCAATGCAATATTACATGAGACTATAACATGACAGAAGATGATATATATAAAGCAGATGGATTTGAAGATGCTCTTATAGGTAGAGGACAACAGTTTAATACAAGTTTCTATGTTTATTCTTATACTAAATGCATAGAAATATTAATGCGAGAAGGTATGACAGAGGAAGAAGCTTTGGAATACTTTGATTATAATGTACAAGGAGCATGGGTAGGTGAAGGAACTCCCATCTTCCTTTATGATGAAAGGTGGAGTGAGTGGAATGAGTGAAGATAGTTTTGAAACACATGATGATATGGTTCGTGAGTCAGTAAAAGAAACAGCGAGTGCTAGACAAGTGGGTGGAAATCATTACAAAGATTGTGTAATACAACCAACAGAATATATAGTTAAAAATAAGCTTGACTTTTTAGAAGGAAATGTGGTAAAATATATTACTCGACATAAAACTAAAGGACAAGAAGAAGACATAAGAAAAGTTATACATTATTGTGAATTAATATTGGAGCATGTATATGATAAATGGAAATGAATTTAAATTAGAAGACGTATCAATATTTTTAAATGGAGATAACCTACACGTAATAGGAGACAATGAAGAAGAAATTTCTGTATCTCTTTATGATTTAGCAGATGAATTATTTAATCAACCTATTGATGATCCTTCTTTAGTTCCTAAAGTTATTATAGGATTATATAGTGTTATTAATTATATTGAAGAAAAATCTAATTCTTTAGAAACAAAGGTAATACACTAATGGCATATTCAGGTAAAGATTATTTAGGTGATAAAAAATTATCACAAGAGTTAGCAGATAAGATACATAAATATTGGGTACATAAAGTACCTAACATCAAAGTATGGGTTGAACCTTTCTATATAGGGGAGACTAAACTATGGCAAGTCCGTAACAATTTAATAATGAAATATAAATAAAGGAGCTAAACATGGCATCATTACTGGGAAGTAATTACTTACCCACCGAATACCAGTCTTTCATTCACATGTCTAGGTATTCACGTTGGTTAGAAGACGAAGGTAGAAGAGAGAGTTGGAGTGAAACAGTAGGTAGACTTGTGTCTTTCTTCAAAGAACATATAGATAATAATTATGATGGTGTAATTAAAAAGAAAGAATGGAATGATTTAGAAGAAGCTATTCTTTCATTACAAGTTATGCCAAGCATGAGAGCTTTAATGACTTCAGGTAAAGCATTGGAACGTGAGAATGTAGCAGGTTATAATTGTTCTTATATTCCTATTGATAGTCCCAGAGCATTTGATGAAGTACTATATATACTTATGAATGGTACAGGTGTAGGGTTCTCTGTTGAAAGACAGTATGCTGATAAGCTTCCTACTATTCCTGATGTAGAGTTTGAACATACAGAAGATGTAGTAGCTGTTGTTGATTCTAAAGAAGGATGGGCAAAAGGATTTAGAGATTTAATATCCTATCTCTACACAGGTAGAGTTCCTAAGATAGATGTAAATAAAATTAGACCTGCAGGTGCAAGATTAAAAACATTTGGTGGTAGAGCTAGTGGACCTCAACCTCTTGTTGATTTGTTTGGCTTTCCTCTATGGAATGCCATGATATTGTTTGTAAGACAGGTGAGGTAGTAGTTGTAGGTGGTGTACGTAGATCAGCACTTATATCTTTATCTAATTTATCTGATCAAAGAATACGTGCTGCTAAAATGGGTGAATGGTGGAATGAAAATCCACAACGAGCATTAGCAAATAACTCTGTAGCATACACAGAGAAACCAGATCCCGGTATCTTTATGAAAGAATGGTTATCATTATATGAAAGTAAATCAGGTGAGAGAGGTATGTTCAACAGATCATCTGCTCAAAAGAAAGCTGCAGAGAATGGTAGACGCAATGCTGATTGGGATTTTGGTACTAATCCTTGTAGTGAAATTATACTTAGACCTAATCAATTCTGTAACTTAACTGAAGTTGTGTGTCGTTCTACTGATACTATGACTACATTAGTAAAGAAAGTTAAGCTTGCTACTATACTAGGTACAATACAATCTACCTTTACAAACTTTGGTTATCTTCGTAAGAGATGGCAGAACAATACAGAAGAAGAAAGATTGCTTGGTGTATCTCTGACAGGTATCATGGATTGTGTTGAGCTGAATACTATTGATGGGCTTGCACCTAGATTAGAACTGTTAAAGAAACATGCAGTAGATACTAACAAAGCTTTAGCAGATAAGTTAGGCATACCACAATCAACAGCTATCACTTGTGTTAAACCTTCAGGTACTGTGAGTCAGTTAGTAGATAGTGCTAGTGGTATACATGCTAGACATAATCCTTATTATATTAGAACAGTAAGAGGTGATAACAAAGATCCATTGACAGAGTTCATGATAGCATCTGGTATTCCTAGTGAACCTGATTATTTAAAACCAGAACATACTACTGTATTTTCTTTTCCTATGATGTCACCTAAAGGTTCAGTATGTAGAACAGACATGACAGCTATTCAACAATTAGAGATATGGAAATGTTATGCTAAACATTGGTGTGAACATAAACCTTCTGTAACTATAAGTGTTAAAGAAGAAGAGTGGGTTCCAGTTGGTGCATGGTGTTGGGAAAACTTTGAGTATCTAAGTGGTGTATCTTTCTTACCTTTCTCTGATCATACATATCAACAAGCACCTTATCAAGATATAGATGAGAAGACTTATAAGAAGTTAGTAAAAGCTATGCCAACTAATATTGATTGGAATAAACTACAAGACTTTGAGAAAGAAGATAATACGAAAGGATCACAAGAACTTGCATGTACTGCAGGGGTATGTGAATTGGTGGACATATAATACGTTCACCTTGTGTTGGTGTATGTACACTAGAGAATGATATTTGTATTGGTTGTTTCAGAACAAGTGAACAAATATCTGACTGGGCTTTTTATAATGATGAAGAAAGAGAAAAGATAATGAAAGAAAGTAAACCTGCTATAGCTTCTGAAGATATTGGTTTAATGAGAAAGGTAATAACTTATTATCTTAATGGGTTTAGTCCTATTGATAAAGAGGAACAAGAAAAGTTAGTAAATTTATATCATAGATTAGGGAGACTATAATGGATTTAAGATTACCAAAAGATGATAGACATTTTCAATACTACCTGAAGACAGTTGGACCTGAGTACCAAAAGAAACATAGAGATTATTCTCTTAGCTTTGTAAAGGAACATGACATAGCTGTGGATGTGGGTGCTCATGTAGGTACATGGGCTATAGATCTGGAGAAAGTTTTTAATAAAGTAATTTGTTTTGAACCTATTCAAGAACACATTGATTGTCTCATGGAAAACATACAGCATCCTGAGAAAGTAACTGTGATAGGAACAGCTCTTGGAGATCATGAAGAAGATGTAGTCTTTCTTGACTATGACCAACCAGATAATAGTGGTACTGCTAGTATAAGAAGTGAAGGTAAGTACAGATGTAAGATGAGAACCTTTGACTCTTATAATATAGACAAGATAAACTATCTAAAGGTAGACATAGAAGGATATGAGTTAAACTTTCTTAGAGGTGCTAAAGAAACTATCATGAGAACTAAACCAGTAATCAATATAGAAATTAAACCAAGTGTTGATGCTCATCTTGTGATGGATTATTTATCTGATGAACTAGGCATGACATTTCAAGGTAGAACAATCAAAGACTATGTATATATGTATACTTGACAAATCAATAATCAATACCCATATATAGTGTGGAAAGGAGAAACGCATGTTTCATTATTATGTAGAACAACCTGTCGTTCCTCAAAAAGTTATTGAGAAAAGATGGAAAGAAAGTATTCAAAGTAAGATAGATAGTCTGGAAGAATACAAAAAAGATCTAGATAAAAAAATTAAAGAGTATAAAGAAGATTTAAAGGCTCTTTAATAAAAATGTGCTCCTTGCCTCAGATTTTTGCTCCATAAATGAGGCAGGAGTGCCCTCTAATACCCTTCGGTATACCTTAGTACCCTATCAATACCACTTCTTCTGTATCCTTTTTATACATCCGTTAAATAGATTTAGCTCTTATAGGTCCGTTTCTTCTTCTATAAACTGTGAACCATAGTCTCCACCTACTAAACCACAAGCTACCTTGTCTCTTCCAGTAAGAATGAGTGTCCAACTGCCATTCTCTTTATTAACAAACAACTCAGCTAGGTTATCACCTGCTACTCCAAACCATTTTCTTTCTTCGTTATGAGTTTTGGTTAAATCATTAGTAAGATACTCATGCTTGGCACATATTAATGTTTTAGTTACTTGTCTTTGAAAAACATTTTCATTCTCTTGTGGTGACATCTCTTGTGCATGTGTTAATCCTGCTACAATAGCTATAGCAGGTAGTATAAAAGGTAATATAATTTTAATCATGATTATAATCCTCTGCAAACATATCAAGCACCATATCTAAAGCATCTTGTGCTTCAGCTGCTTTCTTTACTTGTATAGCAAACTCTTGAACTACATTACTATGTTCACCTATTCCTGTAGGTTTATCTAAATATATTTGTGCATTAGCCACAGCCACATCTCTTTCAGATTCAAAATGTTTTATTGTAGCTTTAATCATTAGTTCTTTTTTTGTCATCAACATCTCCATCTCTTTCTTGCCTGTCTCAATCTTGAGTTAGGATTCTTTGCAGCTTTAGGAAACTTCTTCATCTGTCCTGCTGAACGAGCACAGTAACTCTTTCTTCTTGCTGCTCTTTTACCTTTAGGTTTCTTCTCCGTTACAGCAGTCTGTAATTTACTGCCGGGATTTTGCCTACGATACTTAGCAACTCCCTTGGCTGATAGACCAGCACCTTTCTTAGTAGGTCTCTTTGCTCCACTCCCAATAGTCATACCTTTCATATTACTTTTTTTTCTAGGCATTTCTATATTTCCTTGTCTTCGCTGCTATTTTTTTAGGTTGTTTAACAAATTGTTTACCTGCTTTTGTACCTTTTCTTTTTGCTCTTGTTGTTGCTGCATATTCTTTAGAAGATAACGATTTAATAGCTTTCTCTGGTAAATATCTTTCGCCTGTTTTACTGGAGGGTTTACCTGATTTAGTTTTCCATTTTTGTTTAGACCATTTAGAAAGCTTATTACTTTTTTTCTTAGTGCCTTTATATGAACCACCTGAATCTTTATAATATTTAACAGCCAACTGCATGGCTCTTGCACTATGTTTACCTCCCATCTTAGCTTTTGCTCTTGACTTAGCAGCTGCCCATTTCTTTGGATCACGTTTTGTAGCTGTACTCATTAGTGCCCTACTCCGTTACCATTTTTTCTAACTTTTTCTTTTAGTTTTTCTACATCCTCTTGTATCTTTTCTACTTGTCCATGTAAAAATTCTAAGTTTACTTTGTTGTGCATCCCATCTTCTAATAACTGCTCATGTTTAGCAATCACACTTGTAAGATGTTCTATTAACATAAACTGTTTAGCATCATCAGGTAAAGAACCTAGTTCACCTCGAGGCCAGAGGATTCTAAAGTTTGTATTCTTTTCTATATCAGAGTTAACAAGTTTATAATTTGTTTCTATATTATTAATACGTTCTATCACACCGAAGTATGCCCATACTGCTACAGCAACAGCTATAACAATACTTAAAATATTTCTAATACTTAAATCAACTCCTGTATCTTCTCTAATCTTCATCGCCATAATCCACATCCTTATCTACCATGCAATCACATTGATCACCACATAAACAAATCTCTCCTGTGCAGTTAGGCATTCCACATTTACATTCTTCTATTGACATAGCTGCTCCCATGCTTCGTTATGAATTAAAATTTGACGAGCAGTAGAGTTCGTTAATCTATCCTCATCTGATATAAGAATAGGTTCTATTAAAGAACACGAATTATTTACTGCGTTTCCACTTGTTAAGCAGCTTGTTAGTAACATCACTAATGGAAGTACGAGCAATGTCTGCTTTAAGTTTATCTTTTTTAGTTCTAAGTTTTGCAACTTTCTTTAATCCTTTTTTGACAGCTGCATCAGCTCCAGCTTTCCTCATTAATATGAAAGGTAGGATTTTAGTAATAAGATTAGCTAGAGCTGAGACAAAAGAAAACATGTACTAAATTTCTGCACATGCATAGCAATTAATCTCAAGACCTACTGCTATTTCTCTCATTATTGGTTTCTTCCACATGGAATTATTCCTTCCCAGTTTGTTTAGCTTTACCTATATTTAAGGCAGCCCATTCAAGCAACTTGTATACTTTACCAAGTGCTGAATTTGGATCAGGGGTTTTAGTTCCTGCTATTACTACACTAGCAACAGTTACTATAGATGTAACAGCAGCTATTATCTCAGGAGACATTGCCCATAATTGTTGTATAAGTCCTACTTCTTCAGTCATTATATTCCTCCATAGTCATTAAAGAATCCGAATGGATTTTATGTATCATTGTCTGTAAAGCAAAAGACAAATCAGTTAATTTAATTGATCCAGCAAAGTAATCCATTATAGGTTCATTCTTACTAAACATTAGAAGAACAAGACCTTCAACATCTCCTGTATCAATCTTATCTTGTAACATCTTAACACATTTCTTCATCATTTCCAATGCCTTCTCCTTACCAACAGGAGTAAGGTCTCCGTCATCGTTGTGATCTTTGATATTACCAGAGTTAAAGTTAATTATATCAGCCATATAACACCTGTTTATAATCAGGAGATAGCTTCTTACTACCATTAGTTTTCCATAAAGTACCACCTAATCCTGTACCATGTAGTTCTAAACTAATATCTTTAGGTCTAGTATCAAAAAATTTCTCTAGATCCTGTGCACCAGCTAGTAATTCTCCTGTTGTCCAGAACTGTTCTTTATCTACATTAACTTTAAGAAAAGCTTTCTGACCTTCATCATCTAGTTTCTCTGGTTCTTTAGGCTCATCCTTTAAACTAAAATCAAAACCATGTAGTTTAAAATCTCTGAACCCTAGAGTATGCATGATAGATACACTACGCATCGCAGCATTAGTACCACCAGTAATCCACACTATAGACTTATCCATATCGGGAACTCCTTGTGCTACTGCCTCACTATATGCGTGCCATCCTATAATCTGTGCATGTTTCTCTAGTAGTAAATTAGTTACAGATATATCTGTCATACCAGCTACTAAAAATAATGTAGAAGGATCAACTGTTTTAAATAAATCTGTTCTTACTACACCATGTGTAGACAAGCCAGTAACAGGTCTAGGATCTAGTATGGTACACACCCAAGGTTTAATACCATTCTCTAGTAGTATAGGATAAGAATGTTTAACACATACTACTTTAGCTTTAGGATTTTCTTTTATTTGTTTCTTAATTAAATCTATATCTAGTGAGGGACCAGCAGATACTAATATAATTGTACCATCATTAGCTGTGCATCCATGATTCATCCATCTAGGAATAAGTTTAAAATTTTCTTTTATGTTATTAAGTATATGTTCCTTTGGCATACTATCTTTAGGAGTTACTACGATAGGAACTTTAGGTTGAAATATATTTTCTTTCTTATCACATACTATAACTAAACCAATAAGACCTGTACCTAAACAAGGATCACTACTACGTAAGACAGAATTAGGTTTAGTAATCTTTTCTACTACTTGATTAACACCACAGTATTCTTCATCAGGTTTCTTACCCCCTTTATCTTTACCAAAGTAATCATCAAAAACAATTTGAGGATTATGTTTAAGCATTTCATAAGTATGATGTACAGTTTCATAAGATGTACCACCACCTATCAATACAAAGTCAGCATTCATTTTTTCTTTAAGAGTTGTTTTAACATCACCCTTGTATAATTTATATGTAAGAGTTTTTCCTCCATCTCTTAATGTAAGAGCTAAGTCTTTTAATTTTTCTTCCATCTCTTTTAAACTAAACATAGGTTTATTATTAAACTCTTTAAGATTTAATTCAGGAGTAGTATCTTCAAACAAATCATACCCAGTATAATGTACTGCATCTGTATGTTTTAATGCATGTTGAATCATCATGAGAGCACGAGCTCCTGTATTAGTACCTGTTTCTATAATTGTTTTAGGTTTGTAATGATCAACCATATCTCCTACAAATTTATAACGAGGAGCTAATGCATTAAGTTCTTTCTTCATACCTTTATTATGATACATGATACTGCTTAAATGAGATTGACCAAAAGCATCTATACCTTTTACATTAGGAGTTAAGTTATCTGCTACTAAACCATGAGCTTTATGTACAATAAGAAGTCTATCAAATATAAAACCATCATGCCATTCTCTATATGCTATTGTTTCTCCAGCATCATAACAACCTCTGAAGTCTTCAAGAAATTCTTTACCCATCATACTTAAAAGATTAATACCTATGAAAGAAGTTTCACTATAATCTATATCATTTCTACCGAGATGTATTATATCTTTATCACCTGCAGTTAGCTTATCTAAAAAAGACACAGGAACATCTGCATGAGTAATGGTATCTGCATCTAACCAAAACATCCAATGTGTTTTATCATGCCAATGACCACGAGCTGACTCCGTTAGACCATAGATTTTATGACACCATTTAATACAATCTCTTTTCCAATCATAAGGTCTATCCCCTGTATGACTACTACTAATATGAGTCATCTTCTTTCTATACTCTAACATAGCTTTAACATCATTTAAATTTTTATAAATAATATTCTTAGCTTTAGGTGCTGACTTAGGTAACTTAAAGTCATGATACCATGCTTCTAATGTTATACTTTTATCCCAATGTTTTTTAAAACTCTTGAGCATTTCTTGTGCATATTTATTATAACCTTCTTCATTAAAGGAGGTGACTACTACGTAACTCATATCTTAAATCTTCCTCTTATACTATTTAAATGTTCTACTTCGTTGAGCCATTCTTGGGCATACTCAGTCTCTCTATAGTCTCTGAACCAAGGTCCGCCAAGGCTGTAATGAACAGCTTTAACCACGTTAGTATCTGGGCTGACGTCAGGTACATAGTTCCAACTATGAGGTAGAGTACCGATGTCAGAATTATCCAACCACCCAAACTGATGCAGGTAAGAACCATCAGAATGATTTGCTTTAGTCCTGTCCATTGTATTATTTTTGGGATGTCCGATATTCCAGAGAACAAGCGAAGACCATAATTTTTTATTGTAGTTTTGTTGAACCATTCCATCCATCTTTATCCCATCATCTAGAGTGTAATCATGCTTAACACACATGACTGCATAATCATTATTAACCATATCAAATAACTCACAGACATCACCACGAAAAAGAAAATCAGAATCACAGAACATTGCCCATCCTTCTGTCATTCCATTACGTCTACATATTTCTGGTACTAAAAATCTAGTGTGAGAAAATTCGGTTGAGAAAGGTCTACCATCTGTGGTATCCCAGTACTGACCATCACCTTCTATTCGCCATGGTCTATCAAAGAGTCCTTGCCTTCGCAACTCTCTATGTTCTAATTTAATTATATCTACAGGAGCAGAAGAGTGCCTTCTTATGGAATGCTTACACACTTCATAGGGCACATGCTCACGAGAATCATATCCAATAAAGATTCGTAACATGCTATTTCCTTTCATGTACGTATTATATGAGATATGTAAGGGCCTCACAAGGAAAAGTTTAGGAACCTAACGATTTAATTCTATAGATCTTTGACGTAAAGGTTTAGATACAGGAGAGATAGCTCCCGGTAAGTTTGAATAAGCCTGTCTTAATCTACTATGAACACTTGTTTGAATAGTGTTACTTGGATCTATCTTATCTTCTGGATCTTTACCAGCATCATGCTCTATAATTTCTCTAAAATAATCACTTACTTCATTCATTAATTTTCTTTTTTTATCTTCATCTTCTTCTCGGTAACTCATTAATACTTTTTTAGTTATACGATCTACATACTTATCTCTTATTGCAGACATTCTACTACCCATCCATTTATTTCTTTGAGTTTGTTCTCTGCTTTTAGATACAGTTGTTGTAGTAAATCCAATAGCATTCCATAGTCTATCCATTCCGTCCAACCCATCATCTAATTGTCTTCCTGTTCCTGTAAATACACCTTCAGTAGAATTATAATATGCATTAACAAGATTAGTAGTCATAGCAGTTGGAGGAAAATATAAAGCAGCTTTAAAATAATTTCCTTGAGCTATATTACCAAATACATTCTCTGACCAACCTTCAATAAAAGAAGCTGAAGGACCACCAATTAATTTAAAAGGTACTTGAAATATATTTCTTGTTTGCATATTTAATAAATTTTGAAACGGAGATAAAGCTATTCTTTTTCCTATACTAATAGGACCATAACCTTCCAGAGGTCCTCTTAATAAAGCTGCAGCAGTATCAGGATCAAGTCCAGCATCATCTACTAAAACTTCATTAAGAGTTTCATATACACTAGTTACAGGTAAACCTAAAGATTTAGAAAGTAATCTTACTATATCATCTAAATCATCTACAAATGGAAAAGCAAATAAACCACCTAAAGCCATTTGTTGTCCTACTAAAGCAATTAACATTCTTTGTCTTTGTGCATTATCTACAAATGGTAATTGTTGATCTCCATATCTTCCAAACAATGCATTACCATATATTTCTATCATCATAGTAACAAAACCTAAGAACTGTAAAGGAACACCACCTACTAATCTCATAGCTCTAGCTCTATTGTATGGATCTAAATTAAACTGTGTTGAATTAGAGACAGTAGTACCTGCTGCTTTTAATTCTTCTAGAGATCCTTGCCTTACTTCACTTAATCTTTCTTGTCCGGGTATACCATCAGCAAAAGTTATAAGTTCTTGAGTACCAAATTTTTTAGCTAATCTTATACCAGCAAGAGAAGCAGTCATTCTGTTAATCATCTCTCCACCAGCATACATACTTGTTAAGAATCTAGATAATTGTCCTGTTCTTTTAGTTATAATATTTGCAGCCTCAGTAGGAATACTATCACCAATGACTTTTTCTTTCATAAAGGTAGATGTTACATCAGCATTGTTTGCAATAGCTTCTGTATTCATTTTACCAAATGTACCTTCTGCCATTTGCATAGACATAATAGTATATTCTTCTTCAGTAACAAATTTTTTCCATTTAGAATATAATTCATTTCCTCTAACTTCACTCGGAGTCCATTCACTTCTTGGTTTTCCTTTTTCTGGTAAAGGTGGAATCATAAACTCTTGAGGATTCCATATAATATTTTTTATCATTCTACCTGCATCTGAAAAAGATTTAAGAACTGTTCCTCTTCCTTTTAATCCATATGCACCATAAAGAAAAGAAGCTGTTACAAAATTTTGAGATAAGTTAACCATTAAAGAAGATATATTACCACCAAGAAATCCATTGAAGGCTACAGTTTTAAAGAAAGACATAGCAGAAGTTGGAGAGAAAACAAATTTAGCAGCAGCTTTACCAGTATCAGCTAAAGATTCTCCACCGAGTATACCAAAGGCAGGTCTTTCATCTGTTAGTTCTTTACGTTTTTCTAAAACTCTAAGCTCATCTCTTATATCAGACTCAGTATTTAAACGAGCTACTAATCTTCCAGCTTTTACTGTATATAAACCCATAGCTTCACCAACATATACCTCCATATTTTCTGGAGTTATATATCCAGCAATACCTCTACTGTAAGTAGTATGTCTTTGAAAACTTCTCATTTTTAAATTGGTATTATAAGCTTTAATATTATTACGAAGTCTATCTTCAAATTCTTTTCTACCTGCTTCATCCATATTATTAAGTAATCTATCTTGTTCTAATATTAATCTTTCTATACTTTCTAATCCAACATCTATTTGATCTGCATCTGTTCCTTCTGAATGACCTTTATATATTAATTCTACATCTTCATCAAATTCTAATTGACCAGTATTTGTATTTACTTTTTGATAATCATTTTTCCAATTAGGCATATGTTTATCTACATATTTTTTAGCAGATCTTTTAAAATTATTTTTATAAAGCACTCTACTATATGCAGGAACTACTACCTCTCTTCTAAATACTGTTTCATATTCTGGTTCACCTTTTTTATTTACTACTACTTCACCGGTTTGTGGATCTCGTATTTTTTTACGGATGCTGATATACCCATCTCCTTCACGAACACTTGGAAAGTATCCACTCTTTTGTTTTGCTTCCATATCTTCTATCATATTAGCAAGACCTTCATACTCTTCTTTTAAATCTAATTGAGCTACACTTTCAGTTTGAGATGAAAGTAATTCTGCTCTTTGTCTTACTACTCCTGCCATAGTTGTAGGTAAAGGTTCTTGATTAACATCAGCATTATTATTTTTAGCATTCTGTTCTATATTTATTTCTACTTCTTTTTGTAATGTTTCAAATAAATTAGGATCACTAACTCCTAGTCTTTCTATTCTACCCCAACCATTTATAATAGCTCTTGTATAATTGTTCCATAAAAAATCTAAAGATTGATAAATTGCTTTAACAGAATTAGCAGTTGCCACATCATTTATTACTATAGTATCACCTACTTCAAGTCCATACATTTTTTCATTAAAAGATTTACCACCTTGAGATTTATCTAAAGCATCTTGAAAATACTCTTTGGTATATCTTTCTGGAGCAGCTTCTACTCTATCAATTATTTCTTGAGTATCAGTTAATATTTCACCATTAGGCAATTCGTCAGTAGGTGCACTTCTTACTTTTCCATAGTCTCTATAAGAAAATATATTTGGAATACTTAAAGTTAAACTACCATCAGGATTATATGTAGGTGCTACCCCTATTGTTTTAGCAGCTTGTATTAACTTATCCGCTTGTCTTCTTTGTGTGCTATTTAATCCTGCATATGCTGAAGCCATAACCATAGATTTATTAACAATACCTCTAAATGTTTCATCATATTTTCTAAGTAATTTATGAAGAGGTCTATAAGCAGAAAATTTATCTGCTAAATATTGTTGACTATTAAACCACTTAGGATATAAACTAATATTAGCAAGTCCACCCTCAAGTTTTTCTTTAGATGTGACAAGTTCTTGAGGCCCATCTTTTTCATTATATTCAGCAAAAATTTTAGATTGACTTCTATTAGCTTTAGGATTAATTCCACCAGTACCATCTACTGTAGCAGCTTTTTCAGCATTCTCTAGTATGTCGGTATCTTGTTTTATATTCTTTTTTTCTGGTTTAGTTAATATTTTTTTTATTTCATCTCTAGTAGGATACCTTCCAAAAGCTGAAGAAGTAGGAACATCTCGATTTATAAAATCATCTAGTTGTTTAACTAATTCTTGCTTTGTTTCAAGTTCTTCTCCAAGTGATATGATTTCTTGGTCAACTATTTTAACAGCATCTTTTTCTTTTAATAATCTATAATTTTTTCTAGCTTCTTTTTTAGATATTATTCTATCATTTATATCTAATATCTCTCCATTATATAAAGTAATATCATCTAGCATTTCTTGAGGAGAAGAATAAGCTCTATCTTTTCTATTTCTAATACCACTATTTAATGAGTCTATTTTAAACTGTAGTTGTAAACTTACTCCTACTGGGTAAGGAAGATTAGATAATTTATCTTGTGCTCTTCTTCCCGGAAATTCTACATCAACAAAATCAATTATACTCTCTCTTATACCAGCTAATTGTTGTTCATCAGTTTGTGGTTGGATACTAAATTTTTTATCATTACGTAAAGTTTTAATTCTATTTTTATTTCCTTTACCTCTTACTGTCCAACGAGATGCTTGTACATTTTGTAACGGACCTACATCTCTAGCCTCACTAACTTGCATTGTTTTTGGTTGTCCTCTTGGCAAGTCCTTCAGCTCTATTTCATATCCCATTCTTGATTCAAAGTCTCTTTTACTTTCTCTAGGTTGTATAGCATATATATTTTTCTTCTGTTCATGTTGCTCTAGAATCCAATCTCGTATTTGATTTTTACTATGCCTATCTGCATATTCTATAGGAGAAACTTTTAGATAAGGACCATCCGAATTACTTTCTTTTATATATAAAACATTTCTTGTTTTTTCAGGTGTACCAAAGTCAGTAATACTTCCATAGCTATCTGTTTTCTGATTTTTTATTTTTCTAGTTTGTGCTTCAGCTGAGGTTAATGAGTTTCCTCCCATTTCTCTTAGGTCATTATTATACGGTTGTGCCTTAATCTTATAATCAAATCCTTGATAAGAATTTTTAGCTACAAATTCTGGAAAAAAACCTTCTTGTGTTATATTAGAAAATACAAGTTTACTTTTTATTGGCTTACCTTCTTCTTTTCTATTTCTAACTTCTTTAGTTGCAATAAATTCTTTATCACCTACTCTAAAATTATAAGTATCTTTATTACCTTTAGTTTTCTTTTCACTTTGTAATGCTTTTAAGTCTTGTCCTTGTACAGCTTTAAGATCTTTATTGTTTAAACTTTTATCAGTATATTTCCACTTAACTCCTTTTCTTTCTATAAATCCTTTATCTATTAAAGAAGTAAAAATAGATGATGCTGTTTGACTATCTTCAGGATCACTTAATCCAAATCTTTCTCTGAAAGAATCATATGTTTGTAATTTATTTTCTTTATTATTATAATTAAAATCAGAAGTTACTACTGCTTTCATATATTCTACAGGTTTTTTATTAACTTGATTACTTAAATTTTTTAAATCTTCTTCTTGAATACGAACTGACTCTTGAGCAATTGCTTGATCATCAGGCTCATCTGGACGTTGACCTTCTTCTGTTACTGTAGATACATCTTTTAAAGATGCGTCTATTGCTGCTTGTTGTTGAGTTACTAAAGGATTATATGGAGACATAAATAATTCACCTAAATCTGCATCTAATCCTAAAATTATATTATCTTCTGGATCTCTTAATATTTTTATATCTCTAGCAGGATCATAATTTCTACCTGTAGCTGCTCCAGTAACTCCACCAAAACCAGCACCAGCAATAACACCCATCACAGTAGCTTCTAATAATCTTTCAGCTCTATTCATTACTTCTTTATCAGTAACTGCTTCACCTATTTCAATAGCAGTAAGCTCTTGTAATCTTTCTGTCAAACCTTCTGAACCTGCACCTAATGTACCAATAGCTAAAGCTTTTCCTTTTCTTCCTCTAGGAAATTTTAAACGTGCAGCTTTAGTAAGAGCTCTAGTAGCTGTACCTATAGAACCTTTAGCTATAGATTCTGTTACTCCATTATTAATTAAACCTTTTAAGATAGTATCTTTTGGAATACCTTTTTTTAAACTGGCTAGAACAGGAACTGATAAAGCAGCTACATCAAGAGCACCAATAACAGCACCACCACCCAAAGCTGCCCAAGGATTTTCTGCATTAGGATCTAATTCTTTTATTGTAGATTGAACTTCACCTGTTCCTAAAACAGCAGAAGGTAAGAATGCACCAATACCAGCACCAATAGCAGCACCAAGAGGAACACCTACTACTTTTAATGGAACGAGAGGACCTGTAAGAACATTAGCAATACCAGCACCAGCTTTAGCTCCAGCAAAACCACCTCCAAGAGACAAGCCCATGGATGGTAATACTTCACCTAAACTTTGTTGTATGTAATCTACCCATGATTGTTTACCAACCACTATATTATTTACATCTTTTAATGCAAGACGAGGATCAACTTTTTCTCTGGCAGCTAACTGTTCTTCATTCTTTTGTACTACCTTTTCACCATAAGCTTCTAAACCTTCTAATCCACTAGCTTCACCAACTGCATCAAGAAAGCTACCAAAACTTGCTTGTACATTATCAATACCTCTGGGAATACTTTTAAAGAATTTACCTGTACCTTTAGGTGCTTCTGCTACTTCTTCTACTACCTCTTCTTTATTAGAAGAAGCCATATATCTACCAATAGCTCTATTCATTTCTGCGAGAGTAGCATTCTCAGGAAAGGAAACTTCTAAACCATTGGGAAGAACAACTGTTTTACTCATAGTAACTCCTATTTAGGTACTGCTATAAGTTTACCATCCTTTGGAATAAAATCAAAGCTTCTTTCTGGAGTACCTCCTTTTGCTAACTTAACAGGACCACCTTCTTTTTGAGCTGGTGCAGGAGCTATAGGCATCTCAGTTATATAAGGATTTAATACAGTATTAATATCTATTTCAAGACCTTCACGTAAAGAAGTATCATCTATTAATTCTACAGCTTTCCTAAGTTGTTCTTTTTTATCTGGATCAATCTCATTTTTCATTGCATCTAAAAATGCAATTTTAAGTTGATCTCTTGATAAGTCTTTGGTAATACCAGCAAGAATTTTTGCTTCTTCTAATGCAGCAGATCTTAATGCAGCAGCTCTAGCTATGACAGCTTCGTCTGCAGCTATACCACCTTCTATTGCTTCACCAGCTGTTTCAAGTCCACCTAAAAGAGCACTCCTTATATTAGGAGCTTCTGCAATAGACCGAGCATTTTTTAATAGAGGACCAAATATTGCCATTCTTCTTCTTCTATCATCAAGGGTATCTTTCTTTTCTCTTTGTTCTTCAACTAGATCTTTTACTTTTTGTTGTTGATTCATAGCTTCAGTCATTTCTCTTATTTCAGCATCTCCTGCTCTTGTAGGATAGTCTTGATATTCTTCTTCTTGATAAGGAAGAAAAGGATTATTTTGTGTTCTTACTTTTAACACACTATCAGGAAATAATAATCTTTTTAATCCTGCATAACTTGGATCTACATCTTGACCAAAAGCTGCAGCACCTAGTTCAATAGCAGTTTCTGGTATTTTATATAAACTAGCTAAAGCATTTTCTGGCATAGCTTTAATAAAATCTATTGCTTGATCAACTAAAGAACCTTCATAACCAGAAGTAAATATACTTCCTTCTTCTTCATCTTCACGATAAGTAGGTGTACCCATATCAGCATAATTAGTCTTACCCATTCTTACTCTGTTACTAGGAGCATAACGACTAGCTAAACCACCTTGTTGTAATTTTTTTACTT